GTTCTGTTTTCATTTGTACCTCCTAAATTGAGTAAAGGCTGGACACATGCCTCATAAACACATGCCCAGCCTATGTCTACCTATTGAGGCGGATTCATATATTGACTGAACATTAAATGTCCCAGTCGTCATCATCCTCAGATTCAGCTTCGGCCTTCTTAGTAGCCTTTGCCTTGCCACCCTTTGCAGCAGGCTTAGTGGCCTTCTTCTCTTCCTTCTTAGGAGCCTCAGCCTCTTCGTCACCCCAATCCTCGTCATCGGACTCAGCTTCAGTAGCTTCAGCCTTTGCAGCGTCATCCTTAACCAGGAGGTCAACGTAGTACTTAGCAGGCTTCTTAGGAGCAGCCTTAATCTTGCGAGCCTTACACTCCTTGAAGAGCTCCATAGCGGACTTGCCTTCGTAAGCGTTTTCAGACTCAGTAGCTTCGTCCTCAGCCTCATCCTCTGCATCCTCAGATGCACCACCGAAAGCCTGCTTACAAGCTTCGATGAGGTCAGCCTTCTTAGTAGACTTAGCGAGCTTACGCTTACCAGCCTTACCAAGGATGTCCCAGAGCTGCTTAGCACTCATGTTCTCATTCCACTCAGCACCACCATCAGTTGCATCCTCAGTTGCAGCTTCAGTAGCTTCGTCTTCAGTGTCATCCTCGTCGGAACCGGATTCAGTAATACCAGCCTTGATAGCGGTGTTCACCTTGTTTGCAGTGAGGTAATCAGGCATGTAACCCATAAGGTCAACAAACTCCTCACCAGCCTTTGCAGCAACTACTGCAATCTTGTGTGCAAGAACAGGATAACGACGACCAATGTCAGTGATTGCCTCCATGTCCTTACCTGCTGCGATAATCGCAACTGCCTCATTGAAAGTATAATTCTTTGCCATTTTGATTTCTCCTTTTCTGATTTTGATTTTTGATTGATGATTTTTCCTGAACTCAGGACTTATCTTCCGAATGCGGTTTAGGCTGAGGATTCCTTAACCACCTCTTGAATATATTATACCACGAAACTTTTGATTTGTACATAGGTTTTTGAAAACTTTTTGAACTTTTTGCAAAATATTTTCAAGTTATTTCCTATTTTACTCGTCCCAAGCTTCATTGTCTGCAGAATTTTCTTCTGAAACTTTAATCGCAAGATTTACTGCATCACGAAGGTTATAAAGTCCATGAATATCTTCCACATGGAATGCACCCTTCATAAAGACCGAAGTGGTCTTGTCGTTTTCCTTGGCTTCAAGCTGCTGGGCAATAGTGAATCCGCCCTTGGAACAGCTGGACACCACAATATTACGGGAATCGGTTACCTTAGCTCTGGAAAGCTCACGGTATTCGATTTTACTCTTCGCCATCGTCTGTTTCCTCCATTTCATCTGTATCAATATCAGCCTTCATAAGAACCACAAATTCCTTATTCTCATCTGTGTTCAAAGGAAGCAAATTCAGATTGTCCATTTCAATGTAGTCGTTCAGACCGTTGAACTTGATAGTAGATTCACCATCACCATCAATGACAATCTGCTTTACCCTGAAGAAGCCCAACTTCATAGGCTTACCACCAGGAACCTTAGCTTTGATGTTCACATCATTGTTGAGCATCTGCATAAGCTTGATTGTATTAGGCAACTCAGAATACTGAGCTTTAAGTGTGAAGTTTACCGAACCATTTGCCGATAAGCTGTGGCCACCATACTTCACGACTTCTTTAACTTTTACGTTCATCATGTAGCTGACCTCTTTTCTTTCTTGAACTTTCGTTCATTCTCTCTTTGAAACTGTTCACGTGCTTTTGAGCTTGATTTGATTGTTCGCTTTGGTATTGCGACCATATCTTCATGCTCACTTAAATCTACACCTACGAATGCATTTGCACTGGTGTATTCTCCTGTCTCGATGTATTGAGCTGCTTCACAAAGCATATCCGGTTTAACTAATAGGTAAACCTCATTGGATTGCAGAAATTGAATCGCAAACACAGGTAGTTTATGAGCAACGGCTGCATTATAGCTTAACACATCCAAGTCCTTTTTATGTATTCTTATACTCTCAGCATCGGTTGACTTAAGCTGACAAATAACATCATCAGACTGACCGTCTTCCTTTTCCACCCAACCGGAACCTGAGTTCTTTGTGGGCTTAAGACCAAGGGATTCCATCACCTCAGCTTCATTCTTTCTGTAGAACTTACCTGACCTCTTCATTGCCATACCTACATACCTCTAAGAATCTCACCAAGAGCAAAGTCATAACCTGACTTGGTTTGAATCTCTTCCTTAAGGTATAGCTGAAAGTACTTAAGACCGGTAGCTGCAATCAAGCCAATCGGCAAACCAGACTTAGGCATGATGTAGTCGAAGCTGTATACCTGACTATCAGCGTCTCTCGTTCTATCAAGTACTATGGTCATACACCACTCATTGTCCTGAGCACCAGGTCTGAATCGTGCTTCGAACTGTGGCTTACCTTTTTCATCTTTCAGGATGTAGTCAAAACCTACACACTGCTTACCACTGTAAATTCTATTCTCTAAATCCTTTAACTCCAGCATTTATCTGCTCCTTTCTCTCTTTTAGTGAAGTATGCTCCTTCCACGACTTATGAACGTGATATGCAATGTTTGTAAGATACTCTCTATCATACTTTGTAAGACGTGATGGAATATCAAAACCTGTTGAACCATCAAAATCATACATTGCATAGTAGTAAGTTGACTTTCTAAACTCAGCTGGGTCGCATGCTCTTTGTAATGCAACCAACTGCCGAGATATGCTGTCGTAATAAGCATCTGACACACAGCTCTCATCATGTTCATAATACATAATCGAATAAACGATAATACGTCGTTGTAGGTAACTAATCTTAGTTGAATCAGACCAGTATATGCATGGGCACTTACTGAAGTCTATCATTTACTCACCTCCAAATGTCCGGAGGCCGATTCTATTTTTACGCTTACGAATGATTGCCATATCGTGCTGAGATTTTACTCTGCCATTCTTCATGACCTCTGCACTCAAGCACTTGCTGAATATCTTCTCGTTGCACACATCACAGATTGTGAAGATGTTACCACCAATGCACAAGTCAAACATATTCAGAACTTCCTTTTGGCCTTCACCACATTCACAGCAGATTGCTTCCGGTTTAGTGTTATTACGCATCTTAATAGCCACGCCTTCCCCTCCTTCCGCAACCACAGCTATGAACAATCTCACTCGTAAGTTGTCCTCTCTGCACTAACTTAGTTGTTCCACATTCACACTCAACTCTGTAATAGTGTCTCATTCGTTCACCACCAAGAGTCATGTCGTAATTGTTTCCTGCATAACTTATGACTTCAAGCTTTCCTAAGCGCTTGCCGATGATGTCATTTACATTTATCAGCACCTTTCCACGTTTTGCCATTTTCATTTCCTCCTAAGTAACTCGTATACCGGTTTTATCACCTTACCGAGTACGTATCCAATTATGTAGCCTAAGCTATATGATTTGCCGTCCTTGCTCATCGTTCCTCCTGTAAAGACCAGAGGCCGCATTAAGCGGCCAGCTGGATTTTTCTCAGTGCATTGTGATACTTGGTATTGCCGGAAGGATTGAAGGTATTGATTGTGTCCTTATCCAATCCCTTAACAATGCTAATCTTCATTGCCATTTCCAAGTTCATACCCTTACGCTCAAGCTTAGTAATCATTGTCATGCATCTGTAAGAGAATGTAGCTCTGATTCCTTTGCTCTCAGCTTCCTTACGCATCTGGTGGATAAACTCAACCAGTTCGGTATTGTTCTTGGTGATTGCCATTTCAATCTTAAGGCAATAGTCAAACTCAATGATTGCAAATCTATCGAGTGTTGCCTGGTCAAGCACCATACGGCCTGTGTACATGTCGTCTGCACCATTTCCTACTGTATTACCAGCAGCTACGAAGTGAACATGGTCAAAATCAACTCGACCGTTAGGGAACTCAAAGTAGCCATTAGCAATTGCAGCGTTGAGAAGAACCAGAACTTCAGGAATGGAAGCATCCATTTCGTCCAGGAAGAAGATGCATTCGTTCTCATCAGTACAAGCTTTATAGAACTCTGTCTCGTGGAATTCCCCCCCAGCATCAATGAAGCCGGTCAGTTTGTATTCCTGCTGCACGCTGTTAGAGAAGTAGAAGTTCCAACCAAGTTCGTTTGCAATCTGCTCAACTGTGTGATTCTTACCAGAACCAGCAGGACCTGCAAGGTATACCGGAATACCACATTCAAGACAGCACTTAATTTCTTCGTATCTGTCATGGTGAACTTCACCACTCTCTTCAACCTGAGGAATCTGAATCTTAGGAATCTCAATTCCTTTTCCTTCAAGTTCATTTTTGATTTTGCTTGAGGTTGTACCAACCTGCTTTGCAGTGGACATCTTCTTAACACCTTTGGTTTCGTATTCACGTTCAACCTTCTCAACCTGATAGTTTGCATCGAAATAAATTCTGCAACCATCAATCACGGTTGTGTTACCGTAAGCACGTCTTACGTAAGTGAACTGTCTGTCAGAACCATCAAATGTAAGTGTTACCACTACGCAATCCTTTTTCATTGCCTTTTCGATATTGAGTACCTTGAAATTCACGTTTGTCATAATGTAATCTCCTTTTCAACTGAAAACTTTTAAGTAGGTTTGTTTGTACCTTACGAGATTATTATACCACGTAAATTTGCATTTGTACACCCTTTTTTCGAAAGTTTTTCAAATATTTTTCAAAAAACCTCAAGGGAGGTTGCCCTCCCAAGAAGTTTAACTCAATTTTTCAAGAAGCTCATCAACACTCAAACGACTAATTTCTTCTTCGGTGTTTCCTCTGAGCAGTGTAGGAAGAACAATCTCACCTTTACCACATACAGCTTTGAACTCGCTCTCATTAGGAACTCTTCCGTATCCGAATCTGTAGCTCTTCGGAATTGTTGGATAAGTCTCAATGAATCTGAAGTACAAACGTCTGAACATTGAAGGGTGAACCAACGGGAATGCCAACTTACTGATGTTGAGTTTTTCACCTGCAGACTTAAGACGGATTTTAGCACATACATGACCAGTGCTAATCATTAAGTTCAGGTTTACTCGAATTCCGGATTGCTCAATCTTCTTAATGATTTGAAAGCACTTAACACTCTCAGCTTTCATTGTTTCACTTGATACACAAGCACTAACAGAGATTGTTTTGTTTATCGTAATCACTTTGTTCTTGACCGGAACGATTTTCTTGTTCACCATGTTGTTTGGTACACCTTGCAAATACAATGGAACGATTGCTTGATAACCAGCCATGCTCAATATGTTCTTGTAAGTGGTTTGAACATCTTTCTGAGTTTCAGCAATTTTAAGCTTCTTGGTAAGTTCCTCGGCTCCAAACTGCCAACCATTCTTGAAAAGGTCGGATGCTTCATTGAATGAGCTTGTACCATACCAATTATCTCTGCTTCGTCTTGAACTACTTAGCTCACCCCATCTGAAAGTTTCATTCAGTGGTTGATTGCAAATGTAATCATAAAACTCTTTCAAACTCTCAAACTCACATACAGTCCATTTCTCAACACCTGTATAGATTCCTTTTGTTTCTCTCATGTGTGTTCCTCCTCTAAGGATTTATTCGGTAACCTGTACCACTATAATTATTATACCACAAATAAATTCATTTGTACATAGGTTTTGCGAAAATAATTAAAAATATTTTTAGAGGTATAAAAGAAAGAAATATATAAAGAAAGAAAATAGGGATGACGTTAGGCCTTAATCTCGGCTACGTCTCTTATGGCGTTTAGAACTGGCATAGGCAATCTCATCGAAGTCATAGTTTGTAAGCATAACAGTCTTATGAGCTTTGGCATATTCTTTCTGCTTCTCATACTCTGCTTTCTCTTTCAAGTACTGCTCACAAGTACCATGACAACCTGGATGCCTTTTGGGGGGAACACAGTTCTTGCAACAGGTTATTGCCATAGACTTTCCTACCTTTCCTCTTGCAGCTTATCCTGGTCACCTATGAATCCAAACATAGCTATCCCTGCTGAGTCTGCTGCATCGTTGTTGTACATATACTTCTGCCCATCTCTGACGAATGTACCCTTAGTCTTTCTTCCCTCTATTGGTATGAGAATGCTATCTTCCCATCCTTGCTTAATCAGCCATCTGACTGTAGGCCATTTCTCTTCTGGAACTCCATACTTGTTTGCCATAGGTTTACTGGTTCCTATTACCTGGGCTTTCCAGCATCTGGTATCTACACTATAGACTGGAACACAATGCTCATGACACATGTCGACAATGATGCTATTTAGAGCACCAATAGACTTTATGTAGTCAATGTTAAGAAAGCCTTGAGAACGAAGTCTGATACGCTCAATGATACACACCACAGATTTAGCTTTAGGACAAACTGCCCTAAGGAGACCACTAAGCGTATTGCTCAATGCCCTCCTCTTATCACTATTAGTTTTGTATGTATCTAACTGTAGGCTTCGTACTTTTACCAGCTTTCCATCTGCAGCAATACTAATACCGGTATTGTTATATGATTGGTCTATGCCTATCACGACTCGTTTGTACTTATATTGCCTTTTGCATTGCTTATCATCACAGTCTAAACAATCCAGATAGACAGCTGTGCCTAATATAGGACACGGTCTACCCATGACAAATACCTCCTTAAAATGTGGTTAATTCCAGGGATTCCAGAATGTCCCCAGATTTAATCCAATTATTATATGGTAATTTATATACCTATTTATATTTGAATCAATCTGGTTAATTCTGGAACCTTCTGGGAATATCAATTTATATATTGAATTTCTTCTTAATATCCTCTTCGGACACCATCTGCATAGTGAACCTATCAGCCGCATGACGCTTACACTTATATGCTTGACCATTATTGAGCCATACCACAATAGATGTACTGCCCCAAGGTCTATAGTCAACTACCATAGCAGCATGTTCAGGACTCCAATTACAGAAGTCTTTATAGATTTCACCCCAAGTAAGTTCTGCTTCTTTAGCCATTATCGATACGCACCTTTCCTTTACCGATACCCCAGCAAGCCTCCCTCATAAAACATTCTTTGCAACGCTTGCATGTAGGACTACTTGCGTCTTTAGGTCTGGCAACCATCTTATGTTCTTCAAATACACGGTCATAATGGAACATGATAGATTCTGCTCTACCAGCAAAAGGCTCAATCTTTGGAGGCTCATAATCGTACACCTCAAGCTTGAACTCCTGAGTGTTCTTATCCTCATTCAGAACAAATCCTTTGGTGTAATCCTTACCATTCCAGGTTCCTTCCTCTTTTGCCTTCTTAATACAGAGATGCATGTACCACTGACACTGTTTCCAAGCCGATGGATGCTTGGTCATCCTCTGAAACTGGTATGTATTGACTGACTTAATCTCACCAATCATTCTTCCTTCAAAGAACTCAGGAATAAAGCAATCAATATCTGGTGTGTAACTAAGCATATAGTCATCACAGTATCTTGTGTAGTCCATATCTTTTGCCGTACCATAACCAGCACGAATAAGCAACCTCTGCCACTTCTCATGAATAGCATTACCTTGCTCAAAGATTCTCATCAGACCAACTTGTGTTTGCTGACCTTGAAGCTGCTTATAAATCAAACTCAATACCTGAGCTCTTAAGCAGAAGTCCTTGTCACCAACAAGCATTGCAGACGCATGGAGACCAACACGTTCCTGGGATTCAAGACCTCTTGTCATTACCTGCTTGACGAACTTTGTTTCCTCTGGAATGTTCTTAGGCAGGTAGAACATATTATTGAAGATTTTCTCAAGAGCTGCAGCATCAGAACTCTGAATCTTTGTACGATTCCCTTGAGCTTCCTTTTTGATGTTATCAACCAATCCCATACGATGTCACCTCCTTTGGTCTGTTTAGAATATGATGTACAATATACATATACACCAAACCTTTGTTCTCAATGTCACTAAGGTACCAATCAGCAAATTCCTCCGGTTCCTCACCAAAGTTCTTCATCAAGGTTTCCTCAATGCCAACCAAAGGAAAGACCGTAGTGTCATGCATACCAAACAATCTGAAAAGCTCATCATCGGATTTAGTGTAAGCGTAATCGTCATTGACTATTGCTTCACACAATCTCTTGAGCCATGAGTTTATCTTACCCATTTTGCCAAGCTTATGATGATGCTCAAGAATCATTTCAGGTGTAGGCCATTCATACCAAGTAATGCGGCCTGCCTCCCTCATCGATTGATTGTGCTTAACACCACAAACTTCAGCAATGTGATTCATAGCAACAGCTGCCTTTTCATAACCAACGTATGTAATAAGCTTAGCAAGTACGTATGCCTCAAAGTAGTCCTGATGAAGTATATGAATTCCATTGCCTCTATTGGCAGGAACTTTGAACTTACCACCAAGTCTCTTTACTTTGCTGTTCTCATCAAGGCAATCCATTCTCAAATCCAGGTAGTTAAACCATACATTGTAGAAGTCGTCCTCTGTGCAACTCATAATCAAACGGTATCGTGTCCAATCATACTTATCACGTTGCTGTTCAATCTTGAGTGCCTTATCTCTGAACGGAATCACATACTTAGATTCCTTTAGCTTAATCCATCTTGGGCATTGACCACTGGCATAAATCTGGTCGAGGTTGAAATATGGTACTTCAATTACAAACATACATCGCCCCTCCTGTTCACCACTCGTACAATGCCTGCATTCTTAAGCATGCGAGCACATATACCACAAGGAACAGGATTCATGTCTTCATAGTAGCCAATAATCTCTTCGTCCCACAAATCGGACTTTGCTTTATCCAATCCGTATTCCTCACATGCCAAGTAAACCGTAGCACCAATCAGTCGTTCTCGACTTGTAGCAATCAGTGCATTCTGTTCTGCATGAACACTATCACAACTTTCGTATCCTGAATACCTCTCAGCATTTGCTCTTTTACATGTGCCTCTGTCACAACAGTTTTCCTCGCCCCTTGGGCTACCATTATAACCGGTTGCAATGATGATGTCATCCTTAACAATAACACAACCATAATGACGTTTGATGCATGTACTGCGTTTGGAAACTGCAAGGGCTATGCCAAGGTAATACTCGTCTTTTGTTATTCTTGCCATAAGTTCCCCCCCTTAATTTCCTTAGCTTTGGTGAGGTACCAATCGGCCTTCTTCATATCCTCTTCAAAGTTACCTTTGAATGGAGCTCTATTCTTATACTTCCAAGCATTACAAATGCAGAAGTGATAAACAGCTTCAGGACCAAATGCAATCATCATTTCATCGATTGACTCAAACTTATTCTGAGTGTAATGCGAAGGATGATTGACAGGGTCATGACTTGGATTAGTCATCTGATTCTTCGACATCGTCATCCACCTCCTCTGCAATACAAACATCAATATAAACTCGTTTACGTTCCTGAGCGATTATCTGACACCCACATGCAGGACAATCAAATGCATCATAGGTATTTCCTTCAACATGCTTAAAAGCGGTTGAGATTCCAGACTCACCATTATCTCTTGCAATGTAGTGTTTATCAATTACCGGTGTGAATTCACATCCACAAACTTTACACTTAATCATTCGTCGTCATCCTCCTCTAAGAACTCTTTCGGAACACGCTTACCAAACTGTTGAGCTCTTTGCGCCATGATTTCCTTTCGAATAGACTGAACGTCATCAAAGCTTACAAAGCCTCTGTCAAAGAACAGTGGAATTTCGCATTCCCCCATCGGGTTACTTACCTTTGATTTGACTACCTTACACTTCATAATCAAACCAATTTTCTCGGTTGTAGCTGAATTGTATGGATTCTTATTCGGAATCTCAATCCAGCCTTTTCTTGCCACCTGAATACGAAGTGAACATGCATGCTTAAGCTTACGTCCACCAGGTGTGTCTGTTTTCTCACCAAACATCATGGCGTTCATCTTATCTCTTACCTGATTGATGAAGATAAGTGTTGTGCCAGTCACTTCAATGATTTCCTCGATTGTAGGCAGATACTTATTCATTAGCCTTGCAGTACCACCAATACGCTGTTCCTCAATGGAATCCTTTTCGGCAGACTTAAGAACCTTTTCAGCATCTTCCTTTGGTACCATACTCGGCACACTATCGATACCAATAAGAGGGATTCCTGCTTTTGCAAACTGAATCGTTTTATTGAAAGCATCCTCACCATACTTGGCACGATAAATCAACATTTGCTTCGGTCTGTTTCCAAAGACCTTTGCTCTTTCTGCATCGAATGTTCCCTCAATAGGAATATCCAAACACATAGGATGCAATCCACACAAATGATAAAGCAGAGTTGTTTTGCCTGAACTTTCAGGACCAAAGATTTCAACCACTCGACCTTCAGGCATTCCACCACCAATGATGGCATCTAAATCCTCAATACCTGTAGACCAACGATTGATTTTGAGGTTTGCGTGCTCGCTACCGATTGAGTATACCGCACCCTTACCTTCTTTTTTGTTAATGTCGTTGCAAAGCTTTATAATAGCTTCTTTGTTTGTCTTTGCCATAACGGCTGTACCTCCTTGAATTACTTGGATGGGACGGCCAACCTGTGACCGCCCTCCATTTTCATTCTCATCTATAGAATTTATTTACGAATACCGATGATAGCAATACCACCAACATCGTCATGCGTTTCTGCATAGGCTGCAATAATAGCCAGCTTATCTTCATTCTCAATGAGCTCATCATCAGCCTGAAGAAACGTCTTAAGGTCTTCCTCTGAAGCACTTTCAACAAGGGGCTTAAGTGTGCTGATGAACTCTTCAGCAGCTTCATCTGCCATCTTACTTGCCTGGTCCATCTTAATCATCATTACCTTCTTGTTCTCTTTGAATTTCTCAATCATGTTTGCCATTTTACTTTCCTCCGTTTTTCTTTTTATCGTTGTGCATACTGATTGCTACTGCTACTACAAGAATTACAACATCAACAATAATTGTTGTTGCAACTCCCGTCCAAAATGGATTCACATACATAGGCAATTTCCTCCTTAAACGATTTTAGGGTATGTACATCCCTTGATTATATTATACCATACTTTCCTAAGTTTGTACATACCCTAAATGAACTTTTTACTGATTTGATTTTGCGTACAATGTGCTGTTGTATTTAGTCACACGACTGACGTATGTCTTTTTATTGAACTCCAAAGCACCTTGCTCTTTCAGAATCTGAATGACCCTTGATGTGACAGTCCTTGACTTGCATCTATCATAGAAGTCATCATAGCTTCTAAACACACCATTTGCTTTTCGTTCAGCCTCAATCGCAGCAGCAGCTTTTTCACCAATACCTTTGATTGAACTTAAACCTTCCTGAATCACCACTTCACCTTCAACCTTGCGAAGTGTGTAGTCGGCCGAGTAGTTAACATGCGGCAAGAACAGAACTGCATTATCCTTTACTGCATTTTCCTTGAACTTAGCCATCTTAGCTTCATCACCACTGTACTTCATCTTCACATACCAGAACTCTGTCGGGTAGTAAATCTTATAGTACATCTCCTCAACAGAGATTAGACTGTAGCCGGTAGCGTGTCCTTTGTTGAATGCATAGTTGAAGAACTTATCGAAGATTTCGAATGCTTGTTCTTTGGTCATACCAAAACGCTTAGCACCGGCAACAAACTTCTTAACGAACACATCATAGGATTCCTCAAAGTTTCTGATTGCCTTTTCAGTACCACCACGCTGCATCTTCAAAATCTTATCGGCCTCAGGCCATTCCAATCCACCAATGTTAACTGCAATCGCTTGTACCTGTTCCTGATACACAACACATCCATAAGTCTTTTCCAGATATTTGCTATAAGGAAGTGACTTATCAATATGAGCTTGGTCAACCTTGTTGGCTGCATAGATTTCAGGCATCTTCAAACTAAGTGGTCCAGGTCTGTTCATAGCAGATGCTGCAATTACATCTTCAAAACAATCGGCCTGAATTACCTTAAGCATATCCTGCACCGATTTCTTTTCAAACTGGAATACACCGTCACAATTACCTTCGCAGAATGCCTGCATGATTTTCTCATCGTTTACCCAGTCTTCATCAAACTCATCGTGACCAGTAAGCTGCCTAAGCTCACCAATGCTTGACATTGTAGTAAGACCAAGAATATCGAACTTGATAACCTTAATTTTCTCCATGTCGTTCAGGTCATAGTTTGTAAAATGCTTACCGGTCTTTGAATCAATACGAACAGCCGTATAATCCAGAATGTTACCACCAGTGATAGCAACACCAGCAGCGTGAGTACCAATGTACCTGATTTTGTTGTACAGCTTACAGAAGTGTTTAATGATGTTATCGTACTGAGCATTCCACATTCTTGCTTCAGCAGACTTAGCAACAGCATCAAGGTCAAGCAAACCTTCATTGATATGACTATTGATAAAAGTCTTGATTTGCTTAATCTCGTCTTTGTTGCCTTCCAACCCACAAACCTTTGCAAGGTCATTGATAAGGTTATCAACACGATACAAACCATAAGAACAAATCTGAGCTGCATTGTTTGGGTATCGTCTAAGCAGATACTCGATAACCTCAGCTCTACGAGATGTCTCAAAGTCAAGGTCAATATCAGGCATCTTTTTCTTATCGATACGAAGGAATCGGCTAAAGTCAAGGTCAAACAGAATCGGGTCAACATCAGTGATTCTTAAAGCATAGTTCACCAAGCAGTTACAACCTGAACCACGACCAGGGCCTACATAGATTCCTTGGTCCTTAGCCCAGTTAGTATAATCAGCAACCATCAAGAAGTAGTCCTCAAAACCATGATACTTGATAACCTCAAGCTCTTCCTTAATTCGTGCTGCATACCGCTTATTCCATTTGCCACGTCTCTTAAGACCTGCTTTAATCTTTTCCTTGAGTAACTCGAATGAATCTCTTTCAGGGTCAAACTGAGGAAGCTTAAGTTCCAACTGGTCAAGAATATCACCATCAACCTTGTCCTCAATCTCCTGAAGATTCCTAATCATCTCTTTTGCAAGTGCCTTGGCTTTATCTTCACCAAAGTCACCTTTATGCATCTTGTAGAATCGCTGCATGATTTCCTTTTCAGTAGGCATGTAACGTTCTTTATATGTTGCCTCAATGTCCTCAAAGTTGTGTTTAGCAACCTCATGCATTTTCATATAAGTATCAAAATCTTCTTTAGCACCTCTATGCGAATCAGAAGTCAAGATGCACTTGATACCCAACTTCTTTGCCAACTTAATTGATGCAACGTTCACCTTTTCCTGAAGTCCAGATTCTGTGATTGAATATGGCTGAATCTCAATATAGAAGTCATCACCAAAGATTTCAACCATCTTATTTAAGAACTTCTCCGCTTGGCTTAACTTGCTTTCCTTAATACACTGAGCAAGGTAACCAGCAACACAGGCACTCGTGCAAATAAGTCCCTCGTGATACTGTTCCAAAAGCTCAAATGTCCAGAGCGGATTATAGTATTTGATTTTCTCACCCTCATACTGAAGTGTATTCAGGTTAGTGTAGCCTTGACGGTCTTTGGCAAACAAACATAAGTGGTAGCCTCGTGTCTGAGGTTTATACTTCGGCAAGAAATATCCTTCACATCCCATGATAGGCTTGATGCCTTCCTCTTTGCATGCATAGTAATGTCTTACCAATCCATTTGTATTACCGTGATTTGATGTACCTAAGCTTGTATGCCCCAGCTGTTTTGCCAGGGCTGCAAGTTCTTCAGGTTTTCCAAAACCGTCAAATGTCGAACACTCATCATGTCTGTGTAAATCTACCATTTGCAACTCTCCTTTTCTTACATACAAAAAATACTTGTCGATTAGCTTGAACAGGAGACAAACAAGCAATCGTAGCTCTTACGTAACTTTCAGGAAATGCTCCTCTGAGCTTTGATGCCATGACACTCAAAACTGGGTCAGACTCAAGTAGCTTATTGTACTCACGTTCTTCAAGGCTCCAACCAAGTTCCTTATTGATTTTGAACCTCTTATTGATTATACCATAAATCTCAGAGAATGTAAACTCTGAATCGTGGTCATCAGGCCAAACTCTATCTTCGAAAGCACCTTCATCAGGAGGAGTCGGTGTAGTGAACAACAACATTCCTTCCGGTACCAACCAGTTTGCAATCCTCTCAAACATGAGTGGAACAATTTTCTTATCCAAATGCTCAACCACTTCCATAAACACAATAGCATCAAACGGTCTTTGCTTTGTGCAGAAGTTATTGAATTCTTCCGATGTAATGTCTGATACGGTAATCTTTGCATCAGATTCGTATCGTCTATCACCATCAACTCTCGTGAACTTAATATCGTCACGTTTGAAGTTTTTCTTAACCACATTCTCAAGGTCACTCGAACCTGCACCAAGTTCCAATACTCTTGAATCTGTAGGCAGCTGGGCGATATGCCCAGCCACCATAAGAATTCTATTAAAGTTTGAAAAGCTCCAGTGCAAATTGTAGTTACATTCAGAGAATCGGTCAAAACCTTTTTCTCGGTTTGCGTTCTTACAATTCACCTCTGTTTACCTCCTTAAGCTTTTCAACAATCAGTTCAACACACTCAGCAGGCGTCATATTCGATGTATCGATCTCAATGACCTTATCCTGACTATAGAATCGTTTGATGTTGTCTCTCAGAAGTTTCTGAGCTTTACCATAATTGTATGGACATTCCTCATTGTGTTCCTTGAGACGTTTTGCCACAACATCTTCAGATGCATGGCAGTACACAATCATAAAGTCCTGATTCTTGCTAATCTTACGAGCCTGATGAATGAAGTCCTGATTGCCAAGCTTTGTCTCACGATTGAACAGCTTATCAAAAGTCATGTACCCCATAGGGCCTCTGTCAATCACCATGTGCTTGAAGTTTGTAGCCTTAAGGAATTCCCATTCAAGAGTACCTTTACCGGCTTTGTCCAAGCCTTCAAAAATCACCCACATAGTTAATCCTCCCAGGACTCAATCATTTCTCTTTCACCATCAAGCAGAAGCTCAGGCTCTTCATCATAGATTCTCTTAAGTTCAGCATACCAAGCAGACTTGGAGTAATCGAACTTACAATTCTCAGTAACTTTGGTTACGTTAGGATTGCCATCAGGGAATCTCTTGAAGCTGTTGCCAAATACATCATCACCGGTAAAGCACTTCTTCTGATTTGCACCAAAAGCATCGCATCTACCAAGGTTTACTTCATACACCATCTTATCGAGCTCGTCCATTTCGGTATCAAGAGCAATTGCCTTTTTGAGCTCCTTAAGCAGGTGTCTGAATGCATAGTTAATTTCATCGGCTGTGTTGTTCTCAAGTCTCTGACCACAAACATTCACCAGCTGAGGAAGAGTGAAAGAACAAGAGGCATCACATGTCTGACCATGCATCAACAGATAACGTGCATCCTGATAAGGAATAACCGTATGGTCTCTGCCATCATCATTTCCTCTGGTCATATCATCATACAGCTTCTGAGATTCCTCAATAAGCTTAACAGCTCTCTCACAAAACTCAGACTGAACAATGTTCAGAGGAAGCACCACATTGTGCTTAACATGCTGAGGCATCTGAGATTCAACCTGGAACAACCAACCACGATGACGAGTAAGCTGAGCAAGGTTAACACGAGAAATATTGTGGAAAACCGCCTGAATCATAACAGTCTCCTGAGGTGTAGGATTGAGTCGTCTCTCAAGTGAACCGGTAATGAATTCCCTTACGATAGGAAGATTCGGGTCATACTCAATATTCTGCAGCTCAATCCATGTCTGCTTAAGCATATCCCACATTACTTTTGCAGGATGCTTTGTGTAGCCAATAATGCTTACACCAATTCCTTTGTAGCCATTCTGAATTCCATTCATTTATTTGGCCTCCTTCTCAATTATTTCGTTGATGATACCAATGTACTTCTTAAGACGATTCCTACACTCAATATAGATTTCGGTAATACAATCAGAAGAATTACCAAGTGCTTTTTCATTCAAGCACCACTGGTATACGCTGTAGGCATCTGCCAACTTAAGTATATTATACACTATCGGTTCGGGTTTGTACACATCTCCGAGATAAGTTTTCCAATTTTCTTCGTAGTAGTCATGCTCAATCTTTTCAAGAATTGCCTGCATCTCAGGATAGTTTGCTTTTACATCATGAGGAATATCAGACGTACGACTCTCGCATGTATCATGCAATGCAGCAAGAATCAGAACTTGTCGTTCCTGCTCATGAGTAAGATTAAGCTGAGCCATAATCTTCAAGCAGAACAAAGACACAAAGCATGTGTGTTCAGCAACACTCTCATCCTGAAGACGACTACGATGATTGTATCGAATTATCTTCTTGAGCGGATACTCACTCATTATGGATTCTTTACTCAACAATTCCAGCATAAGCAAGTCCCTCACCTTTCTCAATCAGCCCAGGAAGCTTGTCAAGGTCTTCAAACTTTGTGATAGTAACATCACCAGACTGAGCAAGCATCAGATTGAACTGGCCGTTAGGTCCAAGAGTTTCACAGTAGTACACAATAATGATAGGCTTGAAAGTTTCAGGGTCATGCATACCAACATTATAGCCGTTAGCAAAACCAGCCTCCCAAATGGTACCCATATCCTTGCCGTCTGTGATTGCAAAGATAATATCACATTCCTTAATGTGTTCAACATTCGCAGAAAAGATTTTCTCACGAATTACCGGGTCAGTGATAGGAGACAAAGAACTGTTCTCCTTCGGACTCCACACATTAAAACCGAGCTCTCTCAACTTAGCCTTTACACGGTCCTCTCTTTCAGCCTGCTCAAGGTTGAACCAAGGGCTTGCAAAGTACACTTTCATATTTCTAATATCGTTCATCGTCGATTTCTCCTTTTCGTTTAGTATAAGGGAGGGAGTTACCCCTCCCCATCTTACAGTTCACCAAGACGGTCAGACACAACACCAAGTTTCTGCTCAACAGCTTTGGCAAGGTCATTCCCATCAAATCCGGAAAACATTGCAACATTCATAAGTACAACAAAGCAATCAGCCAATTCCTCAAGCTTTGCCTGTTTATCACACTTATCGTTGCGATGTGATTTCCACCTCTTATCAGCATCCAACACTTCACCAATCTCTGACATAAGCTGCTGAATATGATATGATGCTAAACCAACATCGTCAACCGGAACAGTTACAGTATGCTCATCTTTGTATCGGTCATATACACCTTTACTAATGAGCTTATCTTGAGTTACGAGCTGAGTGTTAAACAACTGCTGCAATGTTACTGCATTAGTCGTCTTCCCACTCATCTTCGTCCTCCTCTTCACCCCAATCTTCCTGAGCAGCATCCCACTCCTCAAGCTGATTGATGTAATACTTAGCCGGCTTCTTAGGTGCTACCTTAATGCCGCGTTCCTTACAGAGGTCGTACAATTCTTTTGCAGACATTTCAGAATAATCCACAATATCTTCGTCCTCCTCTTCACCCCAGGACTCATCATCATAATCGTCCTCGTCTTCTTCCTCAGGTTCAGGCTTACGAGTAGCCTTCTTACCGGTAGACTTAGGTGCACGCTTCTTAGGTGCTTCATCCTCGTCTTCATCATCCTCAGATTCATCGCAAGGGAATGCCTTATCGAGCATCTTGAGAATTGCCTTCTCAGAAAATGCTTTCGCCTTCTCATTTCTGAACTTAACCTTATCCATAGGAACTACAGAGAAAGTCTTGTTCTGCTGCTTACCGGACACACTAATCACGTAGTCACGGTCACAGATTGTACCATAATTCTCATACATAGCCATGAGAGCAGGAATAGGACTACAGTTATTCACAGGGAACATGAACAGCTGAACTTCCTTGGTTTCATAGTTATATACAGACCAAATATACTGGGAACGAGTACGCAGGCTTTCATCGTCACAGTAAGGACAGTTCTTACCAAACAAGTCCTGACAAGGAACATTGATTCCTGCCTCGAAGCTGTCGTGGAAAGTAACCTCCATACCGTCATCCATATCAGTCAAAAAACGAACTCTCTGTTTCTGACCTTCTCTGAAGTAGATGAACTTACCTTTGTTCTGACCAGACTTTTTAACGTCTGCCTTAATCTTATCGACTAAACCCATTTTGGTTTCCTCCTTGATTTCTTTTGAATTCACTCATTGTTTTTCTAAACATCTTGTCAAACGATTCCTGAGTCATATCACCCGGGTCTTTAACACCCTTAAGATACTTGAACCTTGTCACTTTGAAATGCTTCTTCAGAAACTCAGTTCCTTTACGACCATATTCATCGTTGTCCAATGCACTTATCACCTTTGTGATTCCTTTGTCTTTCAACTTTTGAATTTGCTGAGGCGACATCTTCCAACCTAAAATAGCAACCACATTATCTTCACCAAATTGTACGAACTTCAATCGGTCCATGTAACCCTCAACAACAAACACATAGTCCTTGGCTCCATAGTTACCAACCAAAGTAGTTGCTCGGCTAAATCCTTCATTGTACAAATACTTTCGTTTCTCTTCGATAACCTTAAGCATCGTACGACATACCCAACCTTTGAACTTTCCATTGTCCAACATCGGGAAGATTATTCCGTAACTTCGATTATATGTAACCTTTGCCTTACACTTATGTAGAGTTTCAGGACTGAATCCTCTCTTGGTCATGTACTCTTTTGCGGCCACCACCTCAGGTTCGTCAGAGTCCCTCCAATTGACTTTTCTTAATCCGTGGTAATAATCATAGGCCTCATTATAAAGGTCCTTCTGGAGTGGCTTCTGTTTTACCAGAGACCTATCCAATTTAATATTACTACACTTATCGGATTTCAGAATACGAAGATATTTTTGATAAGCCTGCAAGTCATTTAATCCATTGTGCTTGGATTCCATGAGCTGTACAAACTTCTTTGCATCACCAGTCAAATTACATCCAAAACAAAACCATGAACCATCTTCAAAATTCACAATCATGCTTGGATTCACATCATCATGAAAAGGACAGACAATTTTCTGACTTAATGATGCAACGTCCGGTATCAGGTTATAATACCATAATACTTTGGCTAACGCCTCACCATTTTTGTTCTCCATCATCATGCCCTCGCTTCACACCAACAGTGAAGTAGGGATTCTGACGTTTTATTGTGTAGCAACCTTGAACCTGTTCTGTAGTTACCTTACCAATCTCTTCCAGTCTATCAAGTTCCTGAGTATCAACCGATTTAGATACAACCAGGAAAGACTTAAAGATTTTAGGGTCCACATCACATTCTTTCAAGTAAGCAATCAACGCGTCCATATCAGTGACTTCGTAACGTTTGATAATCACTTGCTTTGCTAAGCTTTTACCTAACGCTTTTTCAAGCTTATCAGGGTCAAACTCAATGCTTGATTTCTGGATTCGATTGACAACCAAGTCACCTTCAACAAACCCATCGAACGAGAATGTCATCGACTTGTCAATGCCTTCACACTCAAAATAGTCCTCCATATCACTGTTGAACTGTGCTTTCAATTCATTGAACTGTGATTGCACCTGTTTGAATCTTGCCTGTTTTTCAAAGAACTTACGAACAGATTGTCTACACTCAGTTGCAGTGAGCTTAGCCTTTCTGTTCCTCTTTGCCATTATCATCCACCAGTCCTTTCAACAGTTTGTAAACTCCACGAGGCCAACGCTTACCAGTCCTTACCCACACAATATCGTCAAACGATACGATGTATTCTGCACCATAATCAGTCTCAAGCTTGAGCTTACGATTTTTGGTAGACTTACGAGTGACCTTAGCAGATTTTACCTTACCGTTGGAAAGACGGAAAGCAACCAAAGTACCGATTTCGATGTTCTCAATGTACGGCATCTTCTGAACCATATCAACATCGACGTTGGCGGATTCTTTCTCAACTTTATCTTCCACCTCTACGACATTTTCCTGATTGTCAACCTTACATTCGTCTTTAGCACTTTCAGATTCATTGGTATTCTCAACCACTTCCGCTCCTAAGATTGCATCAATCAATTGGTCCTTGGTCATATCCCATCTACCGGAGATGTTCAATTCCTTGGCAAGCTCTCTGAGCTCTTTACAGGTTTTCTTCTGCAGATTTTCTCTTGACATACCTATGTCCTCCTTTGTTAATTTGGTAGCTGCATACTACCGAGGCTGGACATTAGTCCATTTAATCCTTGCGGAACCTTTCGTCGTAATTCTCAACGACTCATCAGGGTAGCTTAGCGTGGTCTTACGATTCACACTCAATCATTTTCGTTCCAGGCTACACAATACGGAGTTTTATTTCCATCAACTACTTCCATACGTGCGTCAAATGCAACTGCCATTTCAGTCCTGAAAGACCTTTTCGTTTTTGACCTTGGAGTGTTGGAGTAAAGCGCACCTCCATGTTTCTTCTGAAATTCCTTGGCCTCTTCCTTTGTCTTAAAGAATTTGTTGTTGTACCTCATTTGTTTGCCTCCTAAGCATTTATTTATCCGGTATTGGTTTACCGTGATTTTAT